CTATGTTTGCTTTAAATGATACATGTTCAGAAATATGTCCTTGTAATAAGGCATACACTTGTGGGTTAATTTGAACCATTCTAGTTTTTAAAAATGCTGCATGTGCTGCTATATGAGCATCATGAGACTGTTCTGGAAATGCTTTTGGTATAACCATTTGCAATGCTTCCATGTTTTCAATAGCCGGATCTTTAGGTTGAGGTACAACTTCTGGATTTAATAATTGATCAACTTGTTTTGTACCTAACGACTCATAAACTCTTCTATAAACTTCATGCATATTATGCAATTGAGGACTAGATTGAGCTATTTGTAACTGTGTTTGTGCTAAAGTAATTCTTTGTGACATTGAAAAGATAGTTGGATCTGCAACTGGTAAAATATCTACCTTGTCATCAAAATCCATTACTTTAATAACTCTGTCTGCATTGTAAACAGAGTAAGGATATTCAGGTGGCAAGTATTCAGCGATAACTTTAGCTAATAATTTAAACTCAATACGCATTGCATAATACAATCTCTTGTGAATAGCTGACATTACTCTGCTTCCACGCTCAAGAAGAGCTATAGTTGTACCAACCGCAGCTTGTTGATTAGCATCTCCTACTTGCATATCTGCAGTTGAAGCAAATCTTTGACCTGATTGCACACAATAATCCATCAATTGATACAAAGTTGCACTTGGTTCTTTGAATGGAAGTAATTGAAATTGATCTTTAATGTTTCCACCAGGTGCATCTACGTCTCTAAACTCACCAGGTTGTATTGGTTGATCGTCATCTCGCACACGCATGCCTCTTGATTTAAATCCAGCAGGTAAATTTGACAAAGTACCAGCATCTAATAGCTGTCTAAGAGCTAGAGTTGCTGTTCGAGACAGGCCACCGATCATATGGATCAGTCCAAAACCATAAAAACCTAGTCCAGGTAAAAATTTGAAGTGTGAAAAATATTCTTTTTTAACAAATTTAGGATCATCTTCCTTATAATTTCTATAAATTGATAAAATTTCTTTAGAATCTTCTTCAATTGTTACGATGTAAGGAATTTTTATATTGATTTGATCTTCTTTGTTGTCAGTCATGTACTCCGACAAGTCTAAATCAATATGCATTTCTAAAATTGTGTATAAAGTTCCTCCATCTGAAGGGTTAACACCCTCTATTTTGTCATATTTGTCTTGAATTTTATCTTTGTTTGTTTCTACTGGTTCTTTTAGCTCTATCTTTCTATAAAAACCACTCGCCATTTTTTTATTTAAATCATTTTCTGATTGTTTAATAACATGTGTAATTCTTGCAGCATCTTTTAAATCAGTTGCATAATAAGGAACTACTAAATCTTCAGCAGGAATAAATTTTGATACTGCTCTTTCTAAAATTGCATCATAATAAACTTTTTTAAATGCAGATCCTGCAAGTGGAAGATAAAATAACATTTGATCAAACTCTGGAGTGTATTCTTCCATCTTCTCCATAATCATATAATTCATAAAATCTTTTACTCTTTGAGCTTGTTGAGATATTTCATCTGTTTCTAATCCAACAACTTGAGTTCTAACTGGTCCTTCAGGTGGTAATAATTCTTTGTATGCTTGTGCTTGGAATTGTGTAACAGCTTCAGCTAATAATGGATGAGTGACACCGGCTGCACCTTTAAATGGTCTATTTTGTTCTGTGTATTTAAATCCTAGTAAATCTAAACCCTTAATGTAAGCATCTTCCCAATCTTGTCTAGACTCTCTGTCTTTTTCGTAATCAAAAATTAAATCGTTTGCTATTTGAGAAAGTATTCTGTCGTCCATATCTTCTGCAAGATTGGCATAGAAATCTTGTTGAGACTCTTCCTGTACTGCTTCTTCAGTATCACCAGGAAGAGTTACAATTTTTTCTTCTTCGACAGTTACTTCATCAGTAACGGGATTATTTTTATCAACAGCCATTTAAAAAAGTTTAGTTGGTTTGTTCTTTCCTAATCGAACTCCTCTTGCAAGGACAGATCCTCCACCATACATTTTTTTTACTCCACCTGTTCCCATCATTTTTCTCATTTCTGGTGAATTAATTTTTTTATAAACATTTTTTGCTTTTTCAACAATTGAAACTTTTTTAATATCAGATTCAGTTAGTCTGTCTGAACTAGCAGCTTCTTGCATAGCTTTTTTATAAATTTTCATTGGATCTGATGGTTCACTTAATGCTTCACCTGCCATAGCTACATCTCTTTCTGTAAGTCTATCTTTAGAATCAGCTAGCATACCTTCACTAGCTTTCATCATTTTTTTAGATTTACCTGCTTCTGATAAAGCAATAGCAATAGCTTGTTTAGGATTTTTTACAACTTTTCCAGATTTACCAGAATGTAATTCTCCTTTTTTAAACTCTCTCATTACTTTACTAATTTTCTTTTGAGACTTAGTCATTCCACCTTTTGCTTTTTTTACCATTTTGCCTTCTTCGTTTTCTTCGTAACCTTCATCTTCCATCTCATACTCTTTAGCTTCTTCAGCTTTTGATTCCATTTCTTCGTGTTTTTTAGACATGTCTTTGTATCTTTTTTTCATATGAACTCCTTTAGATTAAACCCTAATAATAATGCAAAATAGACTATAAATCTACTTTGCTACTGTCTTTTCTTTTAACTCTGTTGTTGTTTGATCTTTCCATATCTGGCCATTTACATTGTATTGTAATTTTCCCTGTATCTGCCCAAATCACTATATCATGACCATAAGGCTTAGTATGAATCCAATGTTGCCTATAAAAAGGCAAACTAATTACGCTGTCTTTTTCTCTAGACATATTTTATTTTCACCTTTATCTAATTCTTCAAAGCCATAATACTTTAAAGCATCTGATATTAGTTTCATATTAAATTTTTGATAATCATCAAAAACAAATCTTGTATTTATAATACTTCTTTCTGCAAAGAATACAGCTTCATTTAAAACATCTTTAGTCATATGAGGACCATCAAAGTGTACAAGTATAAATGGACCATATTCTGGATAACGTCTCATAAATTCTTTATCCGTCATATGAAACAATTTAAATTCTTTATAATCAGATAAATCTTTTTCTAACTGCAATCTCATTTCGTTAGTATAATCTGCAGTGTAAGACGGAGAGTAATCATAGTGTTGATATTCTAAATTGCCATAAGGATCAATTCCAATATGTTTGTAATTTTGTAAACGATTGGCTCTCATACCATCCATTATAACTTTAGAACCAAGTCCTTGACGAACTCCTATCTCACAAGTTAAAACATTATCTGATTTTAACTTTATCATTCTTACCCAATTGTCTAATAAGTTATAATCTTTGGAATCTCCCTGTATCGTCACGGTAATATTATCTGTTTAAATTTTTCTGATATGTTTTCAAACCTGTTCTGTACCTCATTTTGATTTGTAGTACAAGAACAAAGTAATAGAAATAAAGATATCTTAAATAATCGATTTGAATATATTAGTTTCATCAACAAATCCACCTGTACTATAATAAGCTCTTTGTGGCAATAAGAATTTTTTTAAAATGTTATTATCTGCATACAAAGTCATTGCATCATAGTAATTTCTAGCATCATCTATCTTAAAGTTTTTAACTTTAGAATTTTCTCCAAATTGACGAGCAAATATTTGTGCTTCTTTTTCTGTATCAAAAGCAGCTATATGATCATCAAAGATATAACTGTTTCTACCTTTAAAATCATAAATAGCTCTTTTTGATTCAACTGCTTCTCTAGGAACATCTCTTTCAATAATAACTTTCCATTCTTTGTAAGGATTACTTCTTGGAACTTTCATTTGTTTATAAACAGCTCCATAATCTTTTGCTATTTTACTTAATGTTTTATTATTAACAGAAAGTTCGGAAGATTCTTTTACTTGTCCTGTTTTTTTATCTTTTAAAAGAGCTTTACCACTATTTAATCCATAATTAATTTCATTTCCAAATTTATTTTTATCAAACATTTTTATTCCACTATTAACAGTAGAAGGAGTAATACTGATAGCGTTAATATTTTTCTCAGCCATCTTTCTCATTAAATTTTTAATTACAAAGTCTGCATATGATCTACTTAAAGGTGCACCTGTGGTTCCATCTAAAACTCCAGATCTACTAAGTGCTCCTAAAGAAGATCTATCAATTTCAGTTAGTTTATAACTTAATCTTGCAAGATCTTGTTGTTGTGCTTTTGTTAATCCTGTTTGTCCTCTACCTAATTCTAAATAAGGTTGTAACTTATCAGTAATTTCTTTTTTTTTAGCATTTAATAATTTTAAACTTATGTCTTGGTTATAAGGATTTATTTTTCTGCTAAAATAACTTTCTCTAGTATCTGCATTTTGAGAAAATTGTGGAGAATGAATATCTGTTTGTAACTCATGAACACGCATATGTCTTTTGCCATCTAACATTGGATTAGGTAAATCATCATAACGAACAAAAGCTATTTCATTTTGAGTATTACTTAAATAATGCGGACTTGCATCTAAATAATCAAATTTACCACGTCTAGTATTAGGTATTTTCCCTGGAACATACAAAACATCTTCAGCATAATTTTCTCCTCCAGATAAATGATAACTTCTCTTATCTCTATTTTTTGGATAGAAAGAAGAAATATTAGGAGCTATATCTGGATCTGTAGGTTTAGTGTTTAATTGATTATACTCTCCTGTTGCTTTATTAAATTCTTTTAAATAATCAGCTAACTTTTGTTTTGTAGTAGGATCTTCTATTCTTCTAGAAGCATCTACAATTCTTCTTTGAATAGTATTAATATCTTCCATTTCTAATGGACGATTTGTATTTATTGATTTGTTTATAAAATTTCTAAAACTACTAGCCATATAATCAGCATCTTCTGCTGGAATAGCTTTTCTAAGATTAGGATCTCCATCAAGTAAATCTGAAAATTTAGTATACAAAGATGTAAATGTATTTTCTGGACTTCCTGGTACTTCTAATCTTAATGTTTTAATTTTGTTAACTGGATTTCCTCTTATAACTTCTAAAAGCAATTCTCTTGGAACTGACATATTAGAATCTGCAGCATATTTTAAAAAACCACCAATAGGTTCTTTACCACGTTCAATTAATAAATTAGCATCTTCTAGTTCTTCTGGATTTACTTTTCTTGAAACACCTGCTAATGGTCCTGATGAATATCTTAAATCAGATCTGTTTGCATCTTTAAACCATTTAATCCAATCTTTAGCTGGAGCTGTTTCAAATGGAGCTTCTAATGCTCTATCGTAAGCAGAAGATCCTTGAATAACAGGATTAACAGTTTGATTGTATGGTTTTCCAAAATTAAGTGGATTGTTAATTGCTTCACCCATCCTACTTCTAGCTCTTGGAAGCTGAGGAGATTGAACAACTAATTCTGAAGATTGTCCAGTGGCCGTTGGTATGTTGCCAATTTCAACTTCCTTATTCACCATTACTTCTGGTGTCTTCTTAGTTGCTTCAACTACTTTTTTTGTTGTTGGAATTAATTCTTTAAAATATTGTCTTACGCCAGGTATTCTTGATAACCCCGCAGCTGTCGCTAGTGTAACTCCAGCCAACGCTGCCAACCCGCCAACGGCCGATGGATCACTATCCTTTTTGGAATCTACTACTGGAAGTTTAACTGGGATGTCTTCGCCTTTTTTAAGAGAATCGACTAAAGGCTGTATCTGAATAAGATCTGCCATTTACTTCCAGCCTTTCTTAGTTAATTTAGGATATCCTTTTATGATTCCTCCTAATTTAAATTCTTCAACATCTATTTTATTTAAATATTTTTTTGGAACAATTACATTACAATCAGCTTCCATGCAATTAGGATTATATTTTTTTGCTACTTTGTTTCCAATTTTTAAATCTTTTTCAGTTATATCAACTGATTTTATTTTACTTCCTTTAGGAAGTTCATCTAAATTTTTAAATTCTTTAGCAAAATTTTCTGCTGTTTCTTTTTTAGTACTAAACCAACGACCAAATGTTTTATCACTTGCAAAACCTGTGCCTAATTCAGAATGTTTAGGACCTTCTCCTCTATAAATTTTAATAAGTTGTTTTCCTATTTGTTTGATGGGCATGTTACTTCCATCCCCTTTGTGTTAATTTCGGTTTACCTTGTATAATACCACCTTCAAATTTTTTAGCAAAGGTAGCAACATTAGTTGGCTTTGGTCCAGTGTTTCCTGCTGCTCTTTTTCTTTGAACTGCTGATCTTCTTTGACCTTCTGACATTGATCTAGCTTTAGCTAACGGTACACATTTTGGATAGCCTTTTCTTTTTTCTCCTTTTGATCTTCCACAAGGAGCAAAAGATCCATCTTTACGTTTGGATCCAATATCTACCCATTTCTCTGCAACCCATTTACGTAAACTCATATTAATAATATTTTGTTATCTTTACTTTTTCATCCATTATTTTTCCACAACCTCTAGCTCTTTTAGCTTTAACAATTCCTCCACCTTTCTTACCACCAGGTGTTATTTTTCCAGAACAAACTGCTGATGCATACATATTTGCATACGCACTTGGATAGACTTTAAATTTTCTTTTAGCTGCTGCTTTTCCTCTTGGACAAAGTTTTCCCATATAATTACACTGAATAATATTTATATTCTCTTTCAATTTTCATAGGCTCTGGTTCATCCATATAAGTGCCTACAAAATTACCTTGACGGTATCTTAACACAGCCTGTGTCATACTGTCGACATAGTCGTCATGAGCTCCATGTGGGAAAGCAGCACATTCTTCAATAACTTCTTCAGCAAAATGTTCATCAGGGGGATAATAAACATTGCCTGATTCAAAGACTGGAGAACAAGCATTTGCTCTAGCTACTTTGTCTTTTCCTCGTGTAGGTATAAAATCCATAACTGGAATACCCATTTTTCTCATTTCTTGAATTAACGGTTGGCCAGTGGCCTTTGCTTCTACAATAACTGACTCTGGTTCCCAATACTTATAGGACTCTAAAGCTTTTTGTTTTAACTGTGGAAAGTCCCAACGACCTCTTTCTGCATCTAATAATATTAATCCATTTACTCCAGGTGTGGGTTCAAATACTCCCCAAGTAGTAATTGCAGAGTAATCGGCAGATTCTTTTGCAGAGAAAGCGGTATCATAACTTTGAATGACATGTTTAAGTTTTGGTATCTCACCTTTCCATACTTGCCACCATTCCCTTTTTATAATAGCTCCTTCATCAGCAACTGGGTTTTGCATGTACTGTGCATTCCAGTGACGAATAGAAATAGATGCTTTAACTTTTTCTAATTCTTCAAGATCCCAATACTCTGGCCATACAGGTTTACCGCTAGGCATAATTGCAGGAAATTCTATCAATTCCCATTTATCTGCTTTAGGTTCAGATTGTGATTTAAGTAATCTTCCAGTCAGATCATCTTCTGCCCATCTTGTCATAACTAATAAAATAGATCCACCAGGTTGTAATCGCTGACGTGGACCAGATGAATACCATTCGTAAGCTCTGTCCATTGCATTGTCACTTAGTGCATCTTGTTCAGTATGTGGATCGTCGATGATTAATAAATCTGCACCACGACCTGTAATAGATCCACCGACACCGGCTGCATAATACTCGCCACCGTGGCTAGTCTCCCAACGACCTTTAGCTTTAGAATCTTCTCTAAGTTTTACATCTCCAAAAATTTGTTTATATTCATTTGAGTCAATTAAGTTTCGAACCTTACTACCAAATCTTCCAGCAAGTTCAGCATTGTGAGATACTTGCATTATTTTCATTTTAGGAAATTTTCCTATCATCCAAGCTGGGAAAAGATAAGACGCAAATTCTGATTTTGTATGACGGGGAGGCATATTAATAATCAAACGTCCCTTTTTTGTTCTAGAAATTTTTGTAAACTCGTTAGATATAATTTGATGGTGGCCCCATTTTTTTGGATCAGCTTCTTTCTTAAAAATAAAATCTGGCCAAACTGTTTGTACAAAATATAAAAAATTATCCTGACATAACTTAATATGTTCAATATATAATCTTTCTACTCTATCTCGTAATTGATCGGTAGTTAACGTTTCTAAATTCATAAAGTATAGCTACTCTATACGTGTATATGATTGGTTGTAAAGCCCAGAAAGTATAGATACATAACAGCAAAAAAGGGGAATAGGGGTTGCAAAAGGGCGTTTTAAAAACGCCCCCTGCTCTGATTTAATTGGAGATTATAGATAAGGGTTATGTAGATAGTTATGTTTTTTCTTAGGTATGAACTGATTTAATCTAGGTTTAAATCTTTGTAATAACTTTCTCTCATACCAACGAACACCTTGCAACGAACACCTTAGTATCTTTACTAAATGTTTTTCTGGTTGGTAATACCAGTTGCCAAGTAGTCTTTGATATACATTAGTTGATTGTCCTACATACTCAACAATGTTTGTTCTTTTATTTATTAATAGATATACCCCCACAATTCGAGGGGGTATATCGTTAGCATTTTTAACAATAACTTTTTTATTCATTGTTATTATTACTCATTAAAATATTTAGAACACCAGATAATTTATTTAATATCTTTTGTCTAAAGTCATCAACAAGTGGGTTGCCATTATTTACAAGAATAAACTCCTCAACAGAACTTTCTAAAAACTTGTAAAGAATTTCATAATTCAAATTCTTTTGGCTATCGTTAGTTAGTAAAGAATTTATTTTTGCTGTACTAATTTCTGTACCAAGTTTATTTGATAATGCTGTAGCAAAATAACTAGATACACTCGGTAAATTATTAGGCATTTATTTCCCCTTTTGTTTTAAGTTGAGTATCAAAATCTGCATTAACAGGTTTCAATTCTAAAGTATCAATAGTTTTATAGAACTGATTAATTAATGCAATTAATTTTTTGTCATTAGATT